ATCACTAAAAGTAATAATTTGTTTACCATTGTGCAGGTTGTTCTTTAAATTCGTCGCCTTCTTTTTTCTTTTTAGGAGCTTCTTTCTTTTCAACTGGTTTTTCAACTACTCTTTCTTTAATAATAGTTGTACCACCTGAAGTAGCTTGTTGTTGCTGTTGAGTATTATTGATAATAATAGAAGGTTGAGCAGGTGCAGGAGTTGCTACTGCTTCTTCTTTATCTCCACCAAATAGTATGGTGCTAAGCCATACGCCGCCACCAGCTACTACAGTTCCTAATGTACCTACGATAGTTTTCTTAAGACCTGACCAGGTACCATCTTGTTGTTCTAGTTCTTCTGACATAATTAAAGTATTAAAAAGGGTTTAGTAATGATTTTCTTTTGATCTGTCATTGATAAATAGTAGTTACCTTGTCTTAAATTGGTAGCATCTATTTTATAATTTGCTGTTAATGCATATTCATTGCTTGATAGTTTACCTAAGTCTTTAACTGGGCGTCCAGTTACATCAAATATCATAGCATTCATATTCATGTTATTTCTAGGGAAAGTAATTACTAATTCAAACATACCATTGTTTGGATTAGGACGGATTGATGTAACTACCTCTTCATTACTTCCATTATAATATCCAGGAATTCTTCTATTAGATAATGCTACTACATCTGATTGAAGTACGATATTAAATCTATCTCCATTTTGATCAGCAGCATCCATTAACTTACGAATTTTAATATAGCTAGTAATATCATTGTTACCTATAGGAGAGAACTTAAGTTTAAATGGCATGTAATTACCAGTTATATATCCTGTATTTTGGTTATTCATACCACCAAAACGAATAGTTCCTGTTTGTGCATCATGATTTACATATTGTAACCATGGACCTTGAATATTAGATACAATCTCTTCAAATTTTACTTTAGTTCTATCATAAGTCATTTCAAACTGAAGTGCTGCATTTTGAAGTCCGTTTGTACTAACATTCATTGGAACATATAATGGCTCACCTACATTAGCAAATGTATTAGGTATATTAACATTTAAATTACCTATAGTATTAAATGCTACTACTTCTTGATTATTAGCATCAAATACAGGTGATGAATGGCTTCTATTTACATCGCCTTTAATTGCATACTTAAGGTTAACTACAAGATTAGTTGTGCCTATACTATCATAAACAAAATTTAATCTATCTAAGAATGCAGGCCAAGATGACCATTGATTTTCACCTAATACTAAATTATCATATTCAGTAGCAGTAAACAATTTAATTAGTCCTGCGGTATCAATTGGTTTTAAACCAGCTACAGAAGCATAAATACCATAAGCATCACCACCATCTAATCCAGCACTTTTATTGATATCAGCTTGTAAGTAACTCAATCCTGATTTTAAGTATTGTCTTGTATATACTTGATTTACATCTGTATTAACAAATTCATCATATACTTTAGCACCATCAGATATTGTTACCGCATTATCTCTAATTGTTGTTAGATCATTAGCTGGGAATAACGCTTGTATTTTATATCTTGTATTTTGTTCAATATTATCTAATGTGTAATTACCTTGAGGATCAGGAGCTACACTTGATGCTACTATACCTGTAGTTGGATCAATTGCTAATATTGTTGGTTTAGAAGTCATATTAGCAGCAATCCATATTTTACCTGAGATAGTTAAGTTACCTTTTAAGAATACGGACATACTCTTATTAGTAAGATTAGCTACATTATCTCCTATTGTATTACCGTCTTGAGTAAACAATCTAGCCCAGTTAATTGTAATAGAATCAGAAGCAAAGTTTGCTTCTACTGAGTTAATTTTATACTTGTTGTGTATAATGTAGGCTTGAGATCCAATTTGATTACCACTAGCTAAAATTAAATAATTACGAGCTACAGTCCAAGCAGTATCAGAAGTGTAGGTATAATTACCTGCAGTATAGCCTGAGTATTTAGAATTATCAAATTGCTTATAATCAATATAAGGAGTTTGAGTAGCAAATGCTACATCAACAGTAGTTGCAACGTGAGTTAACAATCTTTTCTTATATTGAAAGTCAACCTGGAATGTGCGAACATCTCTACTAGCAACAGGTTGATAATACCAAGCAACATCAAGAGTATCACCTCTTTTAACTGTTGCTAACTGTTGGAAGTGTCCAATTGAAGGTTGTTGAGCAAAAGAAGCATAACTAATTAATACTGCGAGCAGCGTTAATAGTTTTTTCATAGTACGGTTTCAATTACGTTTATAATAGTTTTCTTGAGGGCAGAACGAGCTGACGCTTGATTAAAACCGCCTCCTTCATCTATTATCATCGTAGAAGTAGAAATTTCAGAAGATTTACCTGTTGCTAAGTATTCCTTAACTTTCTTTCCGTTTTTGGTTAAAACTCCTTTAATCCTAATAATGGTCTCGTTGTCATTTTTATGAAACACACTAACACCAGCACTAGTTTGCAAAACATCAAAATAAACAACTTCAAAACTAATTTTATAAGTAGAATCATTTTTTCCTACTATAGAATAACCTTTATCCATTATAGCTTCTTCTGCTATATTTTTTACTCCTAAAACTAAATTTTTATTTCCTGCTAAAGCACCTATCTTAATATTGTTAGATACGTCTCCAACATAAATCTTAGTGTCTTGAGAAAAAGAGACTGCGCTCAAAAGTAAGCACAGTCCCAATAAAAAGTTCTTCAATCGTTAAATGGTTTAGTGAGCTAAACTATCAACAACATTTACTGTAGTGTCTATTTGATTAACAACTGTGTCAACTACTTCTATGCTATCAGGAAATGCTGCAGATATTTGATCAATAATAAGATCAAACTTTACTGCATCTTCACTAATGTAGCCTTTCTGAACTGCAAATATTACAGCAGCAATAGCTACTACAGATAAAATAATAACCTGCTTTTTTTTACCTTTTAATTTTTGTACAAGAGGTAATAACTTAGGGATAAAGTTTTTCATTAATTGTTTTTTAAATGGTTTTCTATATTTTTTATAACCTTTATATTTTCATCAATTAATTTACGATCTTTAAGTCCATTCCTTCTTGACTTCATTGGTCTTGGTTTCGGTGATTTCTTTGCCATTATAACACCTCCTCTACTGACTCTTCTTCTTTAGCGCCAGCTTTTTTATTCACGAACTTATCAATTGAAGCTATACCAAAGCATCCTAATACTAACCACATGAATGCATCAAATATAAAATCGTTGATTACTAATGGCTTACCTAAATAACCAGTTACAATATCTGCTAATGCAAATGCCACCATCATTATGAAAGCTAAAAAGCCTACTACAGACTTTTCATTAATGTCATTGTTGTCTTTAAACAACTTGACAAAAAAAGATTGTTTTGATCTCACTTGTTATACGTTTAAAATTATAAATGTACAACCATTATGAAACTGAACTACTTCAATAAGTTATAGTACTCTTTGAAATGCTTGATTCTGTCAGGAAGACCTATGGTACCACCATTTACTCTTTTAGTAACTGAAGTAACTACAGCATCTGTAGCACCTTGATCTGCAATTTTATGAAGACCATTTTTGTGGAAAAACCATGCAGCAGACAATAAAGGATATTTAGTAGCAACTAAATCTGGATTGTCTATAATTGATTCTGTAACTACTGCATCAAATGCTTTGTAGTTATCTTTTCCAGTTAATTGAATATAGCCACGACCACGAAATTTCCAACCTTCTCCAGAAGCCTCAGGGCCATTACCCATTCTAGCTCCGTAAACTAGGTTAGCAATTTTTTCTGGCTTACGCTCGTACAATTTAGCTTTTTCTTCTGTTGGAAAGTACTTCTTAAATATACCTAATAGACCTTTTGCTCCGTAGTTTAAATTTTCGTTAACTGCTTTAAATCCACCTGATTCGTGGCCTGCTTGAGCAAGAAAATGCGCTAGACGGAGTGGGGTATTTAATTCAAATTTAGCAATTGTGTCCGGTAGCTGTGTAATAACAGCATCAGGGATGTGACCCTTTAACTTGTTTATATCCATAGTTTATAAATAATTTACTTAATTTATTTACAACCTGGCTTCAAAACAATTAAGAAAGCGCGTTAACTATTTTATTTACTAAATCTTTTCTTCCTAAAAATTCTAAGATTGCTAAAGTTCCACCTAGTGCTAAGGCAGATAATTGAATTACAATTATACTTTTTAAAGCAAACTCTATTATTCGGTTTTTCATAACATTTATAAATATCATCTAAATTGAGTCAAAACTCTAGAAAGTTGATCTTTTGGCATAACTCCTGAGTTTCTGTACGCTACTTGACCTTGTCCATCTAATATGATTAAAGTTGGTACAGAAGTTACAGAATACCTTTCTGCATATGATGCATCATAATCAACATTAATATAATTTATGTTAATTCCTAATTCTCCAGATACCATTTCTACAACTGGTTTAAACATCTTACATGGTCCACACCAAGGGGCGGTAAAATACAAAACTTGCATATTAATCTATTTTAAATTTAAAGTTAGTTAATTTTTCTACTTCTTTTATGTCTACTTTATTATTTTCTATTCCATCAGCTTTAGACTGATCATTTTCAAATATATAAGCTTGCCATTCATTTTTACTCTTTATATAAATAACTTTCCAACATTTATCAGGAACAGATACTTTTCCTATTTTTCTTTTCTCACCTACTGATCCTGTCCATACTTTAACTGAGTCTAAAGACTTGGCTAATTCTCTAGTTTTCATTTCTAAAGTTTTCCAATCTCCTCTGTTTAATTGCCCATATTGTGGAGCCATGTTAGAAAAATAAAATGATTCTATCATAGCATCTTGTCCTGAACATTGATTATCGGCTGCTGGAGCCATGTGGCCGCGATCATATCCCGATCCAACGTAATCACTAGCTAAGTCAGTATACGCGAAAAGAAGAGGATCTGGTGCAAACCTATCTTGTCTTGGTATTAATTTAAAACATGATACCTTTTCTTTTGTTACCCACCACTCAACTAACACTGGATACTTTAATGATTTTGAAAATACACTAGTGTACTGTTTATGAACTAATCTTACTGTATCTTGTGCTTTTAATGAAACACTAAGAAAAAGAACTAACGCTGCGGATAATAATGTTCTAAACATTCTTTATTATAAATATCTTTTGTCCTAATATACCTTTTAGGCTTAAAAGTATAAGTTTGTTTAGGTTTATTCTTTTTTTCCCAGTCTGCGTATTGATCTTCTTTAAGCCAATGATCTGTTTGCTTTCTCATTGTTTTAAGTAGTAAGTCGCGTCTTTGTTCGTATGTCATACAACAAATATAAACAAATTTTATTATCGTATAATAAAAATCTTTATAGTAATAGTATATTAAGTTGATATTTATTTATATATGATCTTAGTAGAAGAAATACCTTGGCTACACTTTGTAAAACTAAATAGCATTAGAAAATTATCTCTAAATGAACAAGTTAGTGCTTATAGGCAACATCTTTGTGACATTGAACAGATAAGAGCTTGTGGTGGTGGTAGTAATAATTTCAGTAAACAAAATGAAATAATAACTGAAGGATTTCTTCAACAAGAAGATTTATTTTATCTTTTACAAGAAGACGGATCAAAAATATATATAACAACAGAAATATAAAATAATGCCAGATTTACCGATATCAGGACTCCCATCAGCCTCAGTTGCTTCTCAAAGTGATATTTTACCCATCGTACAAGGAGGCACTACAGAAAAAATAACTGCTGGAGACTTAGGAAGAGGTATATTTACTTTTAATTTACCTCTTACAGCAAGTGGAGGTACTTTTTCTGGAGATATAGTTCCTACAACTCCTCAAGGAGCAAACTTAGGATCTTTAACTCAACCATTTAGAGAGATCTATTTACAATCTGGTTCAATTAATATTGAAAGTGATATTCCTGGTGGTAGAAGAGCAAATATATCAAATGCAGACGGTAATGTAACAATTGAAGCTGCAGGTTTTCAATTAAAAAGTGGTTCGATTATACCATTTGAAATATCTGAAACTGCAAGAATTCAAATAAAAGTGCCAAATATTCCTGCTGGAGATATTGGTGCATTAAGTATTATAGGAAACACATCTGGTTCTTACCAACCAATAACCAACGCCGGAGGATTACTACATTTAACAAGTAACGATGGTGTAAGCTCTAGAATTACAAGTGACGCATTTGGAACCACAGCATTCGCAGCATATGTAGGTAGAAAAGCAAGAGGAACGGTAGCAAGTCCTTTACCCGTACAATCTAATGATACACTTAGTAGAATTAGTTCTATTGGATGGACTGGTCCTGAATATGGATTTACAATGTCTGCTAGTTTAACAACTGCACCAACATCAATTGATGTAATTGCACTTGAAAATTTTACAACTTCAAGTTTTGGTACTGCTTTTAGATTTTTTAATTCACCATTAGGTAATACTACGCGAGTTTTAACTGCTCAAATAGATGCGAGTGGTTTGTTTGTAAGTGGAGCATTATCTGCTTCTTTACAACAAAATTATGTTTGGTTAGGTAACTCATCAAATAGAAGTACTGCTGTTCCTTTATCTACTCTTGCAGTTTCTGGAGGATTTTGGACTTCAGGATCAAATGGTAATTTTGGATTTTATGGAGCATTTTGTTCTACTGGGTCACAATCAAATCCAGTTGGTAATGTATCTCGTTCTATGCAATTAGAAACTACAGAACATTCTAATGGTGTTTCTATAGTAAGTGGAAGTAGAATTACTGTTGCTAATAAAGGAGTATATAATCTACAATTTTCTGCTCAATTAGAAAAGACTGATAATGGAGTAGATATTGTGTATATTTGGTTTAAAAAGAATGGATCTAATGTACCTCGTTCTAATACAAGTCTTGATGTATTAAAGCAAGCAGGTGGTAGTGGTAGATTTATTGCAGCATGGAATTATGTTGATACTATGAATGCTGGAGATTATCTAGAAATAATATGGCAAGCTGCTGATACAAATATGATTTTAGCCTATGATCCGGCTTCAGGAAATTATCCATCAATCCCATCAGTCATAGCTACATTAACACAAGTTGGATAATTATTTTCATGATCTAATTTACCTACTTCTTGGTAAGCATCCCATAATTGTCCTAGTGCATACTCTAATTTAAATTGAAGATCTTTATGTTTTTCTGCTACTGGATGTTCTATACAGTGCTCTTGTATATTGCACATAATAACATGCAAGCGATCTATCAATTCAAGATAGTGTCCAGGAGTTAAATCTTTTTTATTTAGGTTGGGTGGATTCATCCAAAATTCTTTATTCATTATGTCACCATCCATTTGTGATGTATATATTTTTTTCAATTTGATAATGGAGCTTTAATTTTTGGATGTGATTGATAATCTATCAACTCAAAACAATCTGGTCTATAACTAAGTATCTTTTCACTAAATGTTTTTTCTCCAAGATGTTCTTTAACTGCTTCATGCATGTACCAATTTCTTTCAGTAATTTGTACTTTAGGTAATTCATAAGGAGTTCTAGTTATTTGTTCTTTAGCTTGTTCAATATGATTATTGTATAAATGAACGTCGCCTAAATTACCAATCAAATCTTCAGGTACCATATTTACTTCTTTAGCAATAATTTCAAGTAGTAGTGCGTAAGACGCAATATTAAATGGTAAACCAAGAAATGTATCTATGCTTCTTTGGTTCCACATCAGAGATATGGCTCTTGAAGGAGCATAATCTAATGGATCAATATTTTTTATGTATCCTCTTTTTTCGTATTCTGCAACTCTTTCTTTTATACTTAATTCTCTAGTATATATTTGAAATCCATAATGGCAAGGTGGAAGTACCATTTGATTTAACTCACTTACATTCCATGCACTAACCATTAGTCGTCTACTATCAGGATTTTTTTTGAGTTCGTTAATTAAGTTTTGTATTTGATCTATACCACCTTTATTAATTTCATTTGGAATATTCAACCAATTTCTCCATTGCGCACCATAGATTGGACCTAAATCACCATATTTTTCAGAAAATTCTTTATTGTTTTTTATTTCATTAATAAACCATTCTTTTGATGGAACATCTTCATATCCTGCAAATTTGTTTGCGTAATTTTTATATGCATCACCATCCCAAATATGGCAATCGTAATCTAATAAGAATTTGATATTAGTATCGCCTCTTAAAAACCATAATAACTCAGTCACCATAGTTTTCCACGCCATCTTCTTTGTAGTCAACAATGGAAAGCCTTCTTTCATATTGTGCCTAATTTGCCAACCAAAGATTGATTTAGTTCCTGTACCTGTACGATCTTTTTTATCTACACCAAAATGTAGAATATGTTCTAATATTTCTTTATATTGACGATCAATATTATTCATTATTCAGTCATTGATAAGCGTTTATTAAATTCAGATGCTGCGGCATAGTTTTCATTTTCTAACATCTCAAGAGCAATATAATAACGATTTAATTGAGTTTCATATACGAATAATTCGCTTTTAATACTATCAGCAAAATTTTCTGCTTGTAGTACTCTAGTTTGTAAACTATCACAAATTGATTGAACTTCTTTTAGTTGCTTTTGTGAAGATGATGTAAAATAAACTTGAATAAATAGCATTGCCATAGCTACTATGACAGCCGTAGTTAAAACCTTTACCATATTTAATTGTTTAGTATATTTCGTCGTAGATGTTTTCATCGGCCATCTCCCTACCTGCTACTCTGTTTACAGCTTCTCTTTCATCTAAAAAGTCTTCTCCTTTATAATCAGGGTGGTTTTTCTTCATATAGTCAATACCTCCTACCCACAGCCATACAAGTGCTGCTAGTAGAGCGAAAGCGATTGCATAAATTATAAACATAGTATATTTTTTTTAGTCCCACCAGGTTCTAAGATCCGATCCATCCCAATCTTTGTACTCCTTATACTTCTTTCCATGGATGATCTCGCAAAACTCTTTCCACTCTTTTTGCTCTAGCCTATGCGCTTCTTTATATACTTTTCTTTGATGATCTTTCTCTTCTGGAGTATCGTCATCTGCTAGCATATAAAAGTCTTCATTTCCTGTTTCTATAAATCTGAGTGGTTTATAATTAATTTGTCCGTGAATTTCTTCTGCCATCATGATATAGTTTGAATCAACTATGTTATCAATGATTTGACAAAGTCTTTTCATTTTAATGATCTTCTTATCACTAGACTCTTTAATTTCATAACCTTTTGTTTCCATTCCATTAGCCTGTATTTCTACAGACTTTCTCAAAATCATTAAAGTAAAGCTATGATCCCACCATCTGTGAGACCACAACTCACGGCGAAACCTCCATATGTTCTTAAAGAACTCAGGAAGTTGTTTCACTATGGTATTGTAAGTCCTATAAATAAGACTAGACTCCCACGTTAACCTCTTCAGACTTTGAAAAAAGGAATTTTTTGCTTTGACTTCCATAACCTTTCTTTTGATAAATATATAACAATAAAATTAAAGAAAAAAATATTTTTATAAAGCAATTTTTGGCATGGGTTTAAGGTTTTGAGTAACCGCCCCCTTTAACTCTTTCATGTATTCATAGAGCTCTAATGTTGTACCATTAAAAGATTCCATGATAGAATCTAGCTCTTCTTCAGATACTCTAAATTCTTTCTTAAAGTCTTTCTTCATGTTTTTAACTATTTCTGTTTCTTCTTTTAAGAAGTCTTCATGAAGCTTTTTGTATCTGGCTCTAAATAAACTGATCTTATCTAACTTTTCTTCATAAGTCTTTAGGTGTTGAGTTGCGTCTTCAAGTAAATAATTCTCATGTTCTGCTTGATAGTAATAATCAGATGTTTCATAATCACCATTAACTATTTTCTCATAAAGAGTACGATAAGGATGCAGAGTTTGCCTTTGTTGATAGCGTCTCCACCAAACAAATTGATTGTAAGTTTTTCTTGACAATTGAGAAAGTCTTTCTTCAATATGCTCTCTAGCCATTTTAGTTTCAAATATCATAACCTTTATTTTTTTATTTAGTTGAACATGTCGTAATGCCTAGGATAAACATGTAGATTTGTGATAAACCAATGCATTTGACCTACTGGATAGCCTGTCTTTTCTGAAACTAACTCCATTAGTTTAGCAAATGTGTATTGGTCGTTACAGAAACCAAACACAAGATCAATGGATCTAGCAAAGACTGTAAGATGTAGTTTATCGTTTTTGATATAGAAATTAAGTACGTCATTACAAGGTGTATCATATTTGTATCTATCTATTTCGTGTAGAATGTAATGTACAACAATTGCTCGACGTGTTTCTTTATTTCTTTTTAGTTCGCTAATAACTTTGTTAAGTTGTTCATTATAATTCCAGAAGTACCCGTAGTTAGAGTTTACTTCTGTAGTATATGGTATCATCATTTGATTCCATATCTTAGCGCGTTCTGCGATTTGTTTAGCATCTCTATCTCCTTTAACATACCATTCCCATTCATATTCTGCATAATCTTGGTTAAACTTACGTCTAGGAGTTGTAATTACTTTATCTGCTGGATTATCGATTGTAAAAGAAACATTGAACTTAGCTTTAGTATTAGCAAAGTCTTCACCTGTATCTACAATATAATGAAATAAGTTTTCAAATGCACTAGTAGGGGTCGAATAAATTTTATTGTCCATATTGTTCTACTTGTATAAATTGTGATAAAAAGTCTATGCCTTGAGTATTTCGATATACATTCAAATATATAACTTTTTTTATTCCTGATTGCAAAATAAGTTTAGAGCAGTCTAAACAAGGACTAAGTGTTAAGTACAAAGTGGAACCATCTACAGAGTTGCCACATTTTGCGGCTTTTAGGACGGCATTCACTTCTGCGTGGATAACATGGGGCAGAGTGACACCATCTTTCTCACAAGTGTTGTCCATACCTGCAGGAGTGCCATTATATCCAAATGATATTATATTGCCATCTTTAACTAAAACTGCGCCGACTTTTGATCGAACGCAGTGTGACAGAGTAGAAGTTTCCTTAGCTATGTTAATAAATACTCTGTTTAGTATTTTTTGCTTAAAGTCCTGTAGAACCGAATCCACCTGAGCCTCTTTGTGTATTTCTGTTTGGTAATTCATCAACTTCTAATATATCTAGGTAACCAACTGGAATTAAAACGAACTGGACTAATTTTTGTCCTGTAACAATAGTTTGATCTTTATCAGATGTATTAATCATGTGGAGATGAACTTCTCCTTCATAGTCTTCATCTACTACGCAAGCACCTACTGATAGTCCTTGCTTAACAGCTACACCTGATTTATTAAATGCTACTAGAGCATAGCCTCTAGGAACTTGTACTCTAACACCTGATGGGATCAATACTGATTCACCTGGCTTTAGTATTGTAGTTTCAAAATCCTCAGGTACATAAAAATCAATTCCTGCTGATGCCTCTGTGCCTCTATTTGGGGTCTTTACGTTTCGTAACTTTTGTATCTTCATTTTGAACATTGTTTTGATAATCATTTAGTGAAGCAATATACGCAACACAATCTAATAAATTGTCTTCTTTGTGGTTGTAAGCTTGTCTTGATAACTTTAATGCAATCATTGCGTTATACATATCAACTGCAGTTAGTTCTTTACGACTTAATAACGATGCAATTTTAGCTGCTTCTTGCATACCTTCTTGCATTGGCCCATATTGACGGGCTTTCTCTTCAGATCTCTTGTAGATAATCTCGTTTGCTTGTTCTAGTATATTCATGGAATAAATATAAAACAGAATTAATAAATGGTAAAACTATTATCCTAAGTACTTAATAATATCAGACTTATCACCCCACTCTCTTTGAGAGTCTACATCACTTGGTTTAATTGTAGGCTTAGGCATATTTCTAGCAACATTCCAAAACCAATTTCCAGAGTGACCATAACGTTTCATATAATCCCAACCTTTTGCATCATAGGTTTTGATACAATCAAATGGAGTATCGATGTCACAATCTTTAAGGAACTCTTTATGATACGCATAAAATTTAGCTCTACCTAATTCACCTGGTTGCACATTTCTTGCAACTGCTACTGCATTAAATTTAGTATCTGGAAGTGCAATCTGAAGCGTTCTAGATAAAACTCCTGTTGAAAATACTGTCCATAGTTCATCTATGTTTTTATCTTTAAATGCTTCATGAAATATCTTAACTCCACCGGCTACAACTTGTTCATGCTTAAGACCAAACGGTAAATACTTTGCGCCAATTTTTTGTGCGAACTCTTTTGCCCAACCATTTATAGTTGGCATTGCAGGAGTCTTTAAGAATATTGGAGTCGCACCATCTTCAATAACTCGTAGTTGATGTTCAGAAGCTTCTTTAGATGCTGGCATAAGTAGTACAAGTTTTTTATTGTACTTCTTTGCAAGATATGTAAGTGAATATGGAGCGTAGCCTGTTCTTGGTGCAACATAAACTAATGTATCTTCTTTTACTTGACTGATCATGAAGTCACCCATCTTTGCTTTACTTCCATATTGAAACTCTCCATCATCAATTACATTGTAACCATCTATTTGTTTTATTGAAAAGTCAAAATCGGGCTTATAATCTTTAGTCATTTCAAGATAGTAATTTAAATCTCTACCATCTGCCATGTCTAAATTTGATTGATCAGTTGCTTTATTTATGAACATAACTATTTTAGTTTGGTTGCAAAGTCATAATACTTATCATGACCCCATGTTTGTTTAAGAATAGAATTATTATACATCCTACGACCGTTATTTTTAATAATATGATCTTCAGATTGATATTCTTGGAAATAACGAACTACGTCACAAGCTCTACTATCTTCACAATCAATTGGATTCAAATTATATCTATTAGATAGGAATTGTAGTACTTCATTAATATACTCAAACTCTTTTACTTTAGGACTAACTTTAGGAAAAATAGCTTTGATGCAACGGATAGCATTTGTTCCTGCATATACCCAACCTTTAGGATTTACCATATTAGGAAAATATTCACCTAAGTCAGCAGCAAATGCAGTTAATACGAAGTTTTGTTTTTTAAATCCAACACTATTAAGATATTCATTACCAATATCTGTTACTTGATAGATATCTAATCTTTTAGTAGTAACAGCTTCATAAATATGTCTAACTAAACCTTCTGAGTGTTCAAGAATAAAACGTCTTAAGTGTCCTCTAGTCTCGCCTTCAAAAGTGAATTGTGGAAGTAAGTATCCTTTATTATCTGTAAAAGGCGTGATGCGGTTTCTAAGGTCTTCTTTCCATTCTGGCCATGTATATCTTTCTTTTAATATAGAATCTACAATCCAGAAATTACCGAAACCATGCGTACCCAGGATGTCCTTGATATGATCTGTTTTATATCTAGGTACGTAATTAATACCAGAACCACTTAGTCTAAATAAATAGAATAGCATAAACCAATCAAACTCATCTTTTATATCATGATGTGTAAAGTGATTACCCATTCCTCTTAAGTCTTTTTCTTTATACCATACGGCTTCAGTAAAAGCGCAGAATGCTGCAAATCTACGATGCGCAGTATCATAAATAGGCACATGATAAATTAAATCGTCATTAACATCTGCAAGTAAGTCTCCATCATAAGGAAGCTTAAGACTACCATGTTGTTGCATTAATAAACTACGTTTATCGTATTCATCTAATGCGTCAAGTAACTTTTCGTTGATAATAAATTTTTGCATTATTTTACAAATTCGTTTGCGAACATATAATATTTAGGCTTTAAGTGTACTGATTGCTTAGGTTCCATGTATTCAAACATTTTTATTCCATCTTCATCAATCCATTCATTTGGCCATTGAAGTGTTTTAAGTCCTGAATTATTCATGATCCTATTTGCTGTATCTACTAACCTTGCTCTTTCTTGTCTTGTACCAAAATAAGGTTGTTTGAGATACAAACCTGTACCAGGTAATTTACGACTTTCATGCTCAACTGGTAACAAATTAACTAGAGTTGCATTATTTAGTTTCTTAGCAAACTCTACATAACGCCTAATAAGACTTCCTACTGCTTCAGCAGGATTATCTTGCCTCATTAAGTGAAAACGAATATCAATATTACCAAAGTAAATAACTACTTCGTCATATTTTTGATTCCACTCTTCAATTAAAGAGTCAGCATCTTTTAAGAATCCAAACAAAGTTTTACCGTCTGTTCTATCAAGACCAAAACCAGGTCTCCATGCACTAAGCGAATGAGAATCACCTCTTACTAACTTCTTTGTATTATTTGCATGTAGTCTAGCAAAGTCAATACAGTTGATTGCAGTAAACTGATGATCAATATTAAATCTTTTATTGAACACATTAAGATCAATAGGAACATTAACTGCAATAGCTAAACCTTTATAATTAGCCATAGCTTCAAGCTTAGCTCTATGTTCAGGTTGTGGTCCTCCAATAAAATTGAATACGTTCTCTTGATAGTTAACTCCTTCTAGAATGTAGAGTCTTTCATATTCATTCCATGTTGAAGGATCTGGATTAACATCTAAATCTCCTGGGTGTTCTGATTTTAGTATGTTCAACATAACATGATAATAGCCGCCGCCGTGATGGCTTTGGCTACTACCAACATTATTGAGCATACCTACTACGGCTGCTTTCATAACTTATTGTTTTTTAAATATTACATTCCCATAGTCATGTCCATCATAGGATCTGACTTGTCATTTTTTTCTTTCTTTTCAAATACAACAGATTCAGTTGTCAAAATAGTTCCTGCTACTGATGTTGCATTCTTAAGTGCTGTAATAACAACTTTAGCTGGATCAATGATGCCTGATTCAAACGCATCTACCATTTTATGATTCTTTGCATCATAAATTTTATTTTTTACTAATTCGCTTGGAATATAATTCCACCAGTCTTCTACACCAGCATTAGATAAAATCTTAATAAATGGTGCTTGTAAAGCATTGCAAACAATATCTCTAGCGATTGCTACATTGCTATTGCTTTCTGCTCTATGATTAAGTGCTACTCTATAAAGTGTTGCACCACCACCAGGTACGATACCGTCAGCAAGAGCTGCTTTAGTTGCAAATAATGCATCTTCTACACGATCTTTCTTTTCTCTAATCTCAATATCACTATTACCACCTACAGAAATAATTGCAACACCACCAATCAACTTACCAAGTCTTTCTTGCAACTTCTCTTTCTCGTAGAACGATGTAGCTTTTTCAATTTGCTCTTTTATTTCTTCTGCTCTAACTTCAATCGCTCTCTCATTACCTTTACCATCAATAATAGTAGTCTCTTCTTTAGATACAGTTACAAGTCTTGTTGTACCAAGATATTGAGCGAGTTGCTGTGTAGATAATTTATCAAGCTTCAAACCTTTATCTTTAGAAATAACTTGTCCACCTGTCAAGATAGCAATATCTTCTAAGATTAATGTTTTACGCTCACCAAAGTCTGGTGCTTTAACTGCGCAAACTTGTACAATACCACGCATTTTATTTACAATTAATGTAGCAAGAGCTTCATCACCAATATCTTCAGCGATAATTAATAAAGGTCTATTCTCTGAATTTGCTTTAGTCAATACTTGTAACAACTCTTGTGCAGTTGAAATACGTCCATCATATAAAAGAATATATGGATTATCAAGCACAGATTGCATTGTTACATTGTTAGTTACAAAGTAAGGTGATTTGTAACCACGATCAAATTGCATACCTTCAACAATCTCTAATGTAGTTTCACCAGTTTTAGATTCTTCAATAGTTACTACACCTTCACGACCTACTTTATCAAGTGCTTCAGCAATTAAGTTACCAACTTCAGGATCATTATTACCTGAGATAGTTGCAACTTGTTTAATTTGCTCTTCTGAAGAAATTTCTGTTGCTAATTCTTTAATTTCTTTTACTACTTCATTAACGATATTGTCAATCTCATTCTTAATCTCAACAGCGTTAACGCCTTGACGAATTTCTTTAAGACCTTGTTTAATCATTTCAGTAGCAAGAAGTGTAGATGTTGTTGTACCATCACCTGCTTCATTTGCAGATTTAATACTAACTTGCTTAACAAGTTGTGCACCAAGATCTTCAATATCATCTTCAAGTTTATGAAATGCTTTAGCTACTGTTACACCATCTTTTGTAACTTTAACTTCACCATTTTGTTCACGAATTAATACTGTGCGACCACCAGGACCTAATGTTGATGATACTGATTGATTTAACTTTTCTATACCGGAAAGTAACTTTTCTTTAAGCTCTGTTCCAAAAACGTTTTTTGTTGTACTCATAGTCTTTTTTATTTTATTCAATAACTCCTAAAATATCTGATTCTTTACAAATGAAATAGTCTTGTCCTTCAAATACGATTCTTTGTGAACCAAGTTTAGGGATTAATACAGTCTCTCCTTCTTCAAGAGTCGAGATAACTAGTTTGTCTGTGTTGTAATTATAAACATTGGATGTTGCTACTACTTTTCCCATCTCAGGTCTTTCTTTACCAAGATCAGGAATGATAATATTACCAAATGTTTCTTCTTCGCTTTCGATTGGCTTTAATACTATATAGCCATTTAGTGGGGTTATTTTATTCATATTGCTAATTTAATATTTCTAATTCATCTACTTTAATACAAAAATAGAGTAAGGCATCTTTTTTAAAGACTGCGTCTACTCCAAACCATGTTTTAAAATCATCAAGATTTTTACCTTGCATAAACTCTTCTTTTAGAGTTCTTTTGATTTCAAACAAGTCTCCATTAATGTTAATGAAATTTCTGTGTAATTGAAACATAACTGGTTGTAGGTAGGCCTTTTATTTGTAACTTATTTTAGTTGTTTTTTTGGGGTTGAGATCTCAATCTTTCTTATTGCTTTACCTTCAGCAGTTGGAATATCCAAAGTAAGAAGACCTTTATCTAACTGCGCTTCTAGTTTAGAAAGATCAAACTTAGTACTAATTTTCCAAGTTAAATCAAAGCTAGAACGTTTGATACCTTTATAAATGACTGCCTCTTCACTTTCTACTTGAGGCTTTTCGTACTTAATACGAAGTTGATCATTATCGATTTGAATATCGATATCTTTTGAATCAAGACCTACAGCGGCTACTTCAAATTTAATGCCACTAGGTGTTTCGTAAATGTCTACTGGATGTGTTACTTTCTGCGTAATTGCAGAGAATCGTGAATTGTTTTCGAATAAGTCTCGCCATAATAAATCAAATGGGTCGAGCTCAAATGGTCTAAATGTTCCCATGTTTTTTGTTTTGTGTTCCCTTACGGTGAACGGTTAATAATTGTTTATTTTATAACCTTGGCCTACCTACAGTGCCATTTATTATAAATATATACAAATATAAAATAGTGGAAAAATTAATCTTTAAAGTCAATTATCTTTTTTCTAGGAAACTCTCTTATTGGTGCAGTTTTAGGACTTCTTGGAGCAGATGGTGGGGCAGTTGGTCCGAATGTATTTCTCCTAGGTTGTTGAGGTTGTCTAGGAATAGGCCTATCTCTATAAATTATAATCGGAGGTTCTCTTCTATAAAAGAAAGGATCTATATATCCTGGTACTACGTAGATTGGATCCCAATCATACATTCTTCTTTGTCTATAGTCTATGTAACCTGTTGGTTCAGTTATAAAACAACTTGATAAAGATACTAAGAATAAAATTATAAGTGTTTTTTTCATAATAATAAATATTTAGTGTCCATCACGAAGATTGTGGGCCAATGCTGGAGGAGCTTTTAAGTTAATACTAAGTTTAGTAGTGTTCTCCATCAAATCCTGGACAATCCTGGACGCTTCTTCTGATCTGGCTTGTTCTACCTCGATAACTAACTGGTCATGGATTTGGGCGCATACCCAGCCGCGTATACCTAGTTCTATGAACTTTCTATTGATAGCCAATGCTGCACGGTTAACTATTGATGCAGCAAGACCTTGGATCTGTACGTTACAAGAGTTATTTAGTCCATTAATATAGTCTCTACTAAGATTTTTAATTTGATCTACACCGTATTGCCTTTCCATTTCTTTCTTGATGTTCCAATCAAGTAAGTCATCACCAATCTTATCGTAGATAGCTTTTACTTTAGGAAGATGTCGAATACGACCAACTTGAGTACTAACATATCCTTTTTCCTTAGCTTGTTTTTTAGATCTTTCCATCCAATTCTTAAGTTCAGGAAACCCGTTTAAGTAACCATCAACAAGCTTCTTAGCTTCTTTAGTAGGAATACTAAGAGTCATGCCAAGTGCATAAGCTCCCATACCATAAGGAATACCTAGAGCATAAGCCTTTGCTTTATTTCTCAACTTAGGTTCGAGCTTACGAAGGAAGTTAGGAGCTTTTTTATCTGGTGAATATTGATTTAGCTTTTCTGTTTTGATTGCAATAGTAGAATAGAAGTCCCAGTTATTTCTAAAAATATCTTTTAGTCCTTCATCACCAGATACGTGAGCAAATGTGTGAGGTTCGAGTGATTCATAGTCGCAGTCTACAAATATATTTCCTTTATCGTGAATAAAGAATGCTCGAATCAAGTTATTATACTCAATTACAATTGGTTCATCATCACCTTCTTCTTTAGGTCTAGGAAGCTGTTGTGCATCAGAACCATAACGTCCTGATACTGTACCATGTTGTTTATAATAAAAGTAGTATCTACCATCTTCTTGAGCATCTAAGAAACGATCCATATAAGTACTCTTGATTTTAAGTAGTCTATTATAGATACGTAAGTTTTTTGCCCACTCGTATTTGCCTGCTATTGATTGAACAGTATCATCATCAAATTGGGGTTTACCTGTTTTTGTAGTAGATAAAGGTTTAATACCTAATACACCAAAAGCAATTTCACCGAGTTGATCTTTAGACTGGATATTGAAATACGCTCCATCATTATCTTCTCTCCATAACTTCATACTAATCTTCATGCTAACATCACGATCTAATACAGCGGCATCACCATGAAGTAGAAAATGTTTAGCAGAACATTCAGGAAGTCTCATTAATGCAGACTTAGTTACGGTATATTTACCAGTCTTAGCAGATTGTTCTAAATCAAACTTCATTTCTTTAACTAGCTCTTGAGCAAATGTACCTTTATTATTTGGTGGATATGCATCTTGAGCTTTATATACTACCCATGCTCTAACATCTGGATTCTTAAGTAGTTCTTTTGTTACTGAATCAGCATACTCTTTTAGCTTTTCTGTAATTTTAGTACGGCTAGACTTTATAAGTTCCATGTCAAGTTTGATACCAACTTGTTCCATAGGAATAGTAACCTCTTTGTAAAGAGGCATTACTTCATCTTCAAAGAAGAACTTTTCAAGGTTCTCATCTTTAAGTGTTTTGATAAAATGATTATAAACTCTAAGAGTTAAGTCAGTATCTGCTGATGCATATTCTGAAAGTAGTTCAAGGTCTGCTTTCCATATCTCATAGTTCTCTCGTGTTATCTGACCGCCATTTCTTTTTATTGATTCTTTAAGAGCAACTTGCTCTTCATTTGCAGCTTTTTCTACATCTAGACCAATATCTTTTTGAATCATCTTAGCAATGTCTTTAAGACCAAATGCAGAACCTCCCATGAAGCCTGCGCCTTCTTCTTTTACTGTATGAACAAGAAGCATAGTATCTACATAAAGACTTGATAATAAATCTACATCATAAAAACACTTAACGAATTTAACGTCAAATGATGCGTTATGCATGATTAGTTTTTTACCAATAAGTAGAGAGATTGTTTTTTTTGCAAGATCATGTGCTAATTTACCTTCAATGATAGCATCTTGAAGCTCATCATCTTTGAATATCATAGTTGGCATGTAGTATCCTTTACCAACTTCACCAGAGACAGAAAAACCAATGATCTTACCTTTACGAGGATTAAGACTATTGGTCTCAGTATCGAATGCGATTATTTCACACGACTTTATATGTTCGATAAGATCTTTAAGTTTATCTATCGAATCAACTGTAACATAACTTTTATTCATAACTATTTATTGTTGGTTTTCGTCTTTCTTTTTATAAGGAAACAATTCATTTAGCTTTTCTCTACGTCTATTACATCCGCAGTCTTCTTCACCCATAGCATTAGCAACTTTCTCTGCTAATATGTCTAGTTTAAGAGCGTGAGTAACTTTAGCAATAGTATCGCCTAAGCCTTTTGATTCTTCATTTGTCTTGTTTTCCATCTAGATCTTTTTTTATTTTATCTAACATGCCTCCAGCAGACATAGCTAATATACCAATTTGTGACCAAACATCTTCTAATTCTTTTTTGAGTTTAGCCATTTTTCTCCACTGAATTACTTGAATAAGCATTAAAATTAAAGTAACAGTTAAATATAAGTATTCTGAAGTTATCGTAACCGTCATATCTATGTTTTATCAAATATAAAATTTTCTTCCGAATTTTTATCTTTTTTCTTTGTAGTACCCTTTATATACTCTGGATCATATGGACAATGCCTACACTTTGAACCACAACATGATCCACGTTGTAAATGGAAAAGAGTGGTAAAAACCACCCTTCCATTTTCTAAATAATAGTGAATTCCTTCTATAAATTCTTTAGATGATTTCACAAGCACCTCCTGCGCAGGCTAATTCACCTTTTTGATCAGTATTATCTTCAACTTCAACTACTTTACTAAGATCTACTTCATGAAGTTTACCAACAATCTCATTAAATTTTTCTTTAGTGATAGTTTCAAAAGGAGCTTGAACATAAGAACCATTGTCATAAGGTAGACATGATAATGCAGTATAGTTATTTCTATTTGCCCATGCCCATTCACCAACTTCCGGCCACTCTTCTGGTTTAAGAGAAATAGTTACTGATACATTGTGAGTATTGCGTCCTGTTCTATGTCCTGGTTTAATCCACTCTTTATGTAGTTTTTCAAGTCTATGAAGTAGATCAACTGCAGATTCAGATCTTGTAATTGCTCCTTCAGGAGATTTTTGCGGAACAGATACTACAGCTTGTGATTGTGGCTTGAAGTATTCGTCTTCTACTAATTCAGGATGATAAATAGAAAGGTATGTATAAAGAGCTTCATTTTTACCAAGTCTCATTCTACGAATATAGAAATTATCATGCCAAGCATGTACTCCCGATGAAGTACCAAGAACCATTGATGTTGTTCCTGAAGGCTTAACTGTTGTACATCTTGCAGCTTTATTAACTCCAATAACTTTTGCAAGTCTTTCGTTTTCTTCTTTTACTATTTGAGCAGCTTCTTTCATGTTTAATTTTAACACGGCACCTGACGCAATACCTGTCATGCCAATGCCAATTAACGCATCTTTTTCTGTTGTTTTTTTCCAAATATCACGGAGATAATGAAAGTCTGTATATGAAGCTTGAAGAGTACCGATAAATGCTGCAGCTTTAGCTCTTTTATTTAGATCTTCTTGAGACTCAAGATTGGATACATTAACTTCACACAGGTTACAGAATTGGAATGGTCTAAGTGCAATCTCGGCACATGGATTAGTTCCCCAATCTTTGTCGTTAGTTAAGAAAAATCCAGGCTCACCTGCATTAGACAATTCAATCTTTTTCCAAAGATCCATGAACTCTTCTTTTTGAATTCGATCACGAAGTATAACTGCTGAGTTGTTAGCTCTCCCTCTTTGGGGGTTTTGTTCCCACCAGTTACCAAACTTAGATGTAAGCATTTCTTCATCATTGAAAGAGAATAAGCTAATCAAAGCCGCACGACGAATACCACCAGATAATACTGCATCTGCAATATAGCAAATAATATCATGGCATTCAATTGGCTTTAATTTATCACCAGTTTCTTTACGATCGAGAATTTTTTGTATTTGGAATAAACACTCTTTTAAAGGTTCAGGACCAGGAGCTTTACCTCCTGCTGTAATTAACATTGCGCCTTTAGGTCTAACGTCACGAAAATCAAATTTAGGTCTAGGTCCACCTACAAGATACGACTTCATCAATATTTTAATTGCATCAGCCCAACCCTCAATAGAGTCTCCAACTAAGAAACGTTTTTCTTTAATTGGCTTAATAATCTCAGGAAGTTGATCTATGTGATGATGTTGAACTGAATATCCTACACCGCAACCTCCTAAAAGAAGAAACATTACTTCTGAAAATACACGCCAGTCATCAATAGGAGCAAAAGAGCAGTTAAATATACGAGCATTATTAATTTCAATGGGTTTTCCTGCAAATTGCATTGAACGCATTGACGGAAGAATCTTTTTATCATATACGAGTTTATAAACGTCTTCGATTTCATTAAATAAAGAAGGAAACTTTTGTTGGTGCATTTCCTTATTTCTTGTAACTATTTCATTCCACGTTTCACGTCTTTTAAATTCTGGTAGATATTTTGCGTACTTATTGTATACCGTAATTTCTGATAGAATTTGCTGCGTGATGTCCATTTTAGTTTTTGTTTTATAAAAGTTTAAAAAATAGTTTAGCCTCTAGAAGATTTTCTTTTCTTCTAGTCTAGTCATAACCTAATTAATTTAAGATCTGCTGTGGTTTTTGAACTAATTACTTAGTTCCTGGAAGTACTGAATTGCCTGATGTACTTTGAGTAGGTGTAGGCTTAGTTTTCTGAATCTTATTGATCGTATTAGTATTCAATTTGCTAGCTTGGTTAGGATTAACCGAATTAAGCTGCGCAATTTGGTCATTATACTTAATAGGAGATGCTGTAGGTCTAAAATTGTCTCCTTTAATTGCTTTTCTAAATAAATCGATCAAAAAATTCATAGTAGTCTATTTTCTTTAATAAATATAACCTTTTTGGGTTAATTTATAATCCTAGCTCAAAAAATTTACCTGCTAAATAAGCCTTCTCATCTTTATCTAAACCTGAGTTAAAAGACTTATTAGATCCTGATATTGGGGTAGATGTTTCAAATGTTAATTCATCGTCATCCATACTATCCGGATTAATCTCTATATACCCATTATTAGTACTTATCTTGGCTGCATAAGTCATACCATCCATACCATATCGGTTTTTCATAATATGAATACGACCTGTTCCATTTACTTTGTCTTGTCTTTTTCTAGATAGAGACATGGCAAAGTCTGCAATCATCATTTTATTATATGATCCTGCTGCCTTATCTCCTTCAATCACATCATCTTTAGCACCAGCACGATTAACCTGGGATACTGTCCAGATAGGTACTTTAAGCTCTCTTGCCATACCTTTTGTAGCAGTGTATACGTCATCAATTGCGTCTTTAGGATCTATTGACTTAGTTTTGCTTTTTAGCAAGTCAACGTAGTCAATAATAACCAAATCTGGAGGATATCCTAGATCTCTACATTTTTGAATATGTGATTCAATTGTATGTGTAGTAGCTTTTCCCATAGGGAATTCTTTAATGATAAGCTTACCTTTAATTTTGCTAACAGTATCTTCAATAGTCTGTCTATTCTTTTGTACGCTTTGTACATCAATACCTGTAAACAATGCATCATAACGTTTACCTACATAATACTCTGATAGCTCTAATGTATAGTGACAAACAGTATATCCTCTCTTTACTGCTTCAGCCCCTATATTAACAAGCATCCATGACTTACCTCCACCAGGATTACCAAATATAATACCTAGATCACCCACACCTAAACCTCCCATTAGCAACTCGTTAATGTGTGGCCAGAATGTTGGCATTGGGGCTCTTTCTTCTTCACGATATCTTGTTTCAATATCTTTTTCATATTCGTGTCCTATAGACTTCTCTTGTCCTGCTTTTAAAGCCTGATCTATCATATACTTGATATCATCATATTGGCCTTTTTCAAGTAAAGATACTGAACTTAAAATAGCTTTTTTAATTTGCTGATTTTTACAGAAGCTACTAAACTCTTGTTCTACATAATCTCTATCTTCATTAGAGCTTTTTAATGCTTCTTTTAATTGCTCTACTACACTAATCTTGAGTACTTCATTCTCAATCTTTCTTACTTCAACTTGTAGAGCGTCAGTTGATGGAGTTGTATTATATTTGTAGTAGTATCTTAATATCTCACCGACAATCCATTTGTGTGCTGGATTATCGAACATTTCTGTATCAAGTATATCGTATATATTTTGTAGAAACTCTTTATGCTTTAATAAACTTGATAATACCTTGATTTGAAAACTAATACCGTACTGCTGTAACTGATTTAATGACGACATAACTTATTTATATTTTTGTAGATCGTGAAAATGATTAAACAACCATGACTGAACATTAGGTATTGAATTGCCTAATTGATCTTCATGATACAAATTTAAGAATTCCTGTGAATCATATATCTTTTTTGGATCTAGTAAAACACTATTTATTTCTTCTATTGCTTCTTCAGGAATATTAGGATCTTTTAAGTCCATCAACTTTTTATTTATTCTAAGTTGAAATTCATAGTTCTTAATAGATTCTAGTATTTTATGCTTACCTTCACATTTTTGTAATACATCATCTAGAGTGATTTGTTTATCTGATCCTAGTTCAGGAAAATGTTTTAACATTGTCTTAGATCCTAAACCTTTTACTCCAGGAACATTATCTCCAGAATCTCCTAAAAGTATCTTTTGTGTTAAAAAGTTTTTAGGAGTAACTCCAAATTCTGTTAAAACAAGATCTTCATCATAGAACCTTTTTTTTGTAGGAGAATAGATTGTTATTTTATCTGATACTAATTGTAGATAATCTTTATCACTAGACATAATAGTTACTTCACCATCTAATTTGCCTGTTATATATCCTATTACATCATCTGCTTCAATTTTATCGATAGATATAAGATCAACAGGAAGTGTCTTTAAATAATATATTAGTCTAACAATTTGATGTGTAATAGCTTCTGATTCGTCTTGTTGTGAATCAAATGAATCCCAATTAGTAACTCTATTAAGACCTCTATTTGCTTTATATTCTGGATAGATATATCTTTTATTAGTAGATGATCCTTGTCCATCAAACACAACAATCACTCTAGTTGGTCTAACCAATTTAATTACATACCCTAAAGAACGTAAAAAACCGGTTAAACCTCCTATATGAGATAGATCTTTATTAACCCAACCAATTGCAGTAAATGCTCTTAGAAAAGTATTCAATCCATCAATAAGTAGAACTCTACTATTGAGTGATGCTTCGGCTTTCTCTGATTTAAGAGAGTCGAATATTTTTTGATATTCTTTATTCATTAATCTTCTGTATCAAAAATGTCAGGAGATAGCGCTGTTTCTTCTTCTACAACATCAAATGTACTTGATCCAAGAACTTTTGTCCATTGATCAGAATACTTTTTCTTGTACTCATCAAGCTCCTTTTTATCATCTTTGATAAATCCGTGAACTGTCATGATAACTTTGTTAACTGCGGTTACTCCAGTAACATGATTTTTATCGCAGCTAATTCTAGTTCTCTTAGCAAATTCTACTTCCTTACCATTCTTTGTAGCTTTAATTTTATTTGTACCAGCTCTAGCAATGTTACCAAATGTAACTACTAGTGATGAGTCAAAATACATTGTGTTACCACCTTTATTATTAAGCGTAGGTTGTCCCATTGGTGAATCAGGTTTTGCTACCCAAACTTTATTAATCGCTACAAGTGTATTAGTATATGGTTGCGATGCTTTACGAGATAATACAATTCTTTGATTAATAAAATTACCAAATTGTTGAGACATTGCTCCTGCATTCCACTCATTATTGTTTGTTGATTTTTCAACACTCATTCTACAAGGAATAGATCCTACAGAATCCCAGAAGAAACAAATGTCATGAGGTAAAGTTCCTCTTTTTTGCTCATCAAGAATATCTGCAATAAATGCTGATACATCTTCAATAGACTCTAGCTTTTCTCGATCAATATACAAGAAAAAACCTTTATAATCAATAACTTCACCAGTATTTGGATCTGCTACTTCTTCATATTCAAATCCCATTTCTTTAGCATGACTCCAATCCCACTTCATTTCTGTGATAATGAATACAGGAAGAATACCCATTTTTTGTGCACTAACTGCTGCTTCAAGAAGTGCCGTAGTTTTACCTGTATCAGAATGTCCTCTTAAAAGAGTAATATGACCAACTGGAATACCTGGGATTTGTAGTGTTTCTTGAAATGCTTGAGAAAGTGGAATCCATCTTTGCTCTTTAAATACTACGCTAGTTGAAAGGTTTTTTCCTTTCTTAAATTTCTCTAAACTTGAAATGTCTTTAATTGCGCTAGACACAGCGCCTGTAACTGATTTTGCCATACAAAACTTTTAGTTAAAAAACCCCAACCGAAGTTGGGGGATTTGATTAGATATCGAAAAGATCATCAATTGCCGAATCTACATTTGGCTTAGTCGTATTTAACGTATACTGACCTTGCGCTGGCTTTTCCCATGGAAGATCACCTTGTGGTTTAGCTTCTACAGCATCAGCTTGTTCTTTCAATTCTTCTTCTGGATTAAGATGCTTAAGAAGTGCTTCTTTCATCTCATCATAAGAATATCTTTTAAATTGAGCCAATGGATCTGGTTGTGTTTCGAGCCACAGTTTTACTTTATCTGCATCATCAGAAAGTGGAGTTGATTTTGTTCTAACCCTAACAGTAGATGTATTGTACATCAAGCCTGTTGTTTCTTTACCAGCAGTTTCAACTGTAATGTCACGACCAGTAATTGGATCAGAATAATCTCCTACATCTTCATCTTCTGCGATAGAAAGCAAATCCATGTAAACTTGCTTACCAAATTCCCAAAGACGAACACCTTTGTCTTCTTCACCACGGACAATTACAGGAGCAAATACACGCATTTTTGGTTCAAGCTTTTTAGCTAGTTGCCAATTGTCACGTTCACTTGACTTGCGAAGTCCTTGAGCAAATTCAACAATAGGATCTTTTTCATTAAAGTTAGACAAACTGATCATGGTACGATTGTTAATACCATAATGCATGTAGACTTCTTTAAATGGATTTTGTTTATTAAACACAGAAGGTACGATACGTACTGAGTGTTTACCCACGGCAGGCCTCCAAATAGTTTGGCTTAGGTCCTTCTTTTGTCCTCCACGTGGATTTTGTAGAGCCGACAATCTTGATTTGATAACTGATATATCCATAATATAACTAATTTCGATAAATGTAAGACAAAAAGGCTAGGTAGAAAAATTAATCTTTCTAGTTATATAGCAACTATCTTATGGATAGTAGTATTCAACCTTTTCAGGTCTTCTCCTTGAGTTAACAAGATAGAGTTCTTGTAGTCAGGCCAGTTAATAGGAAAAGTAGAATCTAGAACACCATTATTTAAAGTCTTGATTAAAGTATTCAAGGCGTTTATAGTGTATAAAGTATTAGACTCTTTCTTTCTATGAAGTAGAATTGTATTAGGTAAAATTCTAGTTTGCCCTCCTTCTATCTCAATATTATATGTACACATATATTCTTCTGAGTCAGGGGAAGCCAAAACAAAGATTTTTTTATATAGAATTGTGTACTCTCTATTTATGTCCCTTAAAGTGTCTTCTAAAGACTCCTTTGGAGAGAAAGTACAAAAAAGTTTATTCATAATTGATTCCGATGTTATTTCCAAAAATTCCTCATTTCTCATAACCTTAATTTACTGTTAATAAATATTGATAATATATTAGAAAGCATAGTTTACTCCATACTTATGTTTGACTAACATGTCATTTCCTTCTAGGATTTGTTTAATCTTTTTTAGCAGAGATTTACCATCTTCTTGAGAAAAATCAAACAAAAAAGAATCATAGGTAATTAATATCAATTTTGTCTTCTTTTTGCTAAGAAGCTTATTTACCTCTAATATCTTATATATATTTTCTTTTGTCTCTAAGTTCTGGACAATATAGTTAAACAATTTTAATTTGTTCATTCCTGGTAGCTTTTTTAATATTCTACCGGTAGGCAAAATCAAGGCTTTGTGGGCATTGTATTTCTTCCACTCTTGTTCTATAAATTGATCTAATGCCTTAAAGAACTCTATATGTTGGTATTGTTGTTCTATACCACCATAAAGCTGTTTGAATGTAATGGCCTTTGATTCTTTATACTGTTCATCTGTGAGCTCGGTGGTATTGAAATACGCGCGTCCCAGGTAGTTATGCATAGACTCTTTAGGAGGTTCAAATCCTATAAGGCCAGATATTAATCTTAAATGATATGCATCAAAGTCAAATTCTACCAAATAGTCATTTTTAGGTACAAAACACTCTCTAAAGTCTTTATCTTTAGGTATGGCTAGAAAGTTGACACTATTGAAAGAGTTAGTCGGTCTAGCTGTTAAATTATAAAGATTATAGTAAGAATAGATTATGTCTCCTAAAAGAGAATATTCTTTGTGCTGGAATTGGTACTTTTTATTTAGACAACTAAGATCAACTTTTATTCCAGCTTGCTCAACCGTTTTATATGCATCGACTAATTTGTCTTGAAGTTCTATATCCATCTCAAGTTCAAAGTAGTCTTTTACCATTTGATACAAACATTCGCATTTCTCATAGTGTTTAGAAATAGGAATGATTTCGTTTATAGTAGGTAAAATAGGATGCTTAATATAAAAATCCCTATGGACTGGTGTATTGCACTCAAAAGAACTATATTCATTATTTTTGTCTAAACAAATAAATTGTACATCAATAGAATTAGGTAGATCTAAAAAATAAGAGTGCATTTTCTTATCAAGAAGATAAATCTTATTATGCTTTTGTAAGAATTCTTGAACTAATTTAAGATCTAAACTAAATCCTTCACAATGGTTAATTACAAAAATATATCCCTTACTAGAATTATTATAATAAATTAAACTTACTCTAGCTAACTTTGGGTGGTAATAATCGTTTGAAGTAACTACTTGAATAAATGCCTGATCAGACATTTCTAGACGACTCAACTGTTCTTTATCTTCAATAATGAAATACATAACCTATTATTAACTACTAATATACAAAAACTATTTGTATATAAAATAATCTATTTACATAGTAGGTCTTGCAAATTTACTATATTCACCACCAATAAATTCCACTATACCTAAAAAATTTTTATTTGCAGATTCTATAAGTCTTTGATTTGTATCTATAATACCTGGGATAACATTATACTGCGACTTTCTAGTATTTCTTAAAGGACCTGTTAATTTCCAAAGTATTTTAGTTACTTGATATAATCTAATATCATAATCAGCTGTTCCATTTACTATAGAATTATATTCTTCATCAGATATTTCTATTATATATCCGTTATCATTTTCTTTTTTAGTAAAATATCTAATTACGTATCCTTTTGTATAATCACTTTCATTTGGTTGAGGAAAGTAAGAGTTAGGTTTTCCTTTAACTCTACTAGCTCTAGCACTATCTCTTTGCGTTAACTCTTGCTTTTGTTTAGTAGACAATCCTAAAGAAATTAATGCTCTAGAAGATTCTTCAGTTACAAAGTTTCTTTTTAAAGGAATACCCGGACCTAAGCTAGGAGAAATTCCAGAAAAAGCTCTTCCATCATAAGTAAGATAATATTTTCCAGTATAACCTAATCCATCTGGTGTTGAAAACTCCGATGGTTTAGAATTTAAATTAGTTATTACTTTAAATGATGGATAATATCTTAACATAGTTTACAAAATTAAACTTTATACGTGTATGGATTTGCTGTCATACCTGCATAATACCAACCTCTTAAGTTAGCAGCTTCAACAAGCCTTTTTTTAAGTATTTGAGCTCCAGCTTCTATATTATCTTTAGCATTAAATATATCTCCATTAGGAACATATTTTCTAAACTCTTTTTCACTTAATGCGAATATACCTTTATATGTAGCATTTCCTGACGTTGGTTTAAATCCTGATTCTGAATAGGCTACATATTTTAAAAAATCAGCAGGCACTCCATATTTAGTAGCTGCGCTTTCTATATATTGAATAACCGTGGCATGAGTTGTGGCATTGCTTGTAGAATTAGCAGAATTATATTTTTCTTGAAATTGATATTTTTTATATAATAAAAAGTTTGCCGCTGTGTACAAAGGACTTAATGATCCACCAGAGGCTTCAACTACTGATCTAAAATTACCTCCAACATTTCCACTACTTTTTGCTCCTGCATAATTTGGATCAGATTTTCCAAACATATTATATTGAATACTACTTTTACCTGGTCTATCGCAACCATATCTTACTCCTTTGTAATTAGGATCTGCACCAGGATCCATTATAGGAACTTGCAAAGACGCGGCTTTTAAAATTGATGGAGCACCGCAACTTCCTTGATTATGTAATAAATTTGCAAACCAATAAAGTTCAGGGTCTCCTGTTAAACCAGTAGCATCAAAACTAGCTGCTTTAACTACTGGTCGCTCTTCTTTTTTAGCTTCTGAAACACTTGAACTATATTCTGCAATATCTTTTAAGAAAGTCATATTAGCTTTAACTGATGTATTCCATACATTATCGGATATGCTATGATTTAATCCAACTACTAAAAATCCTACTTTATTAGTATAATCTTTTCCTAAACCTTGTGTTTCAACTCCTCTAATATTATATGTATATGGCATTAAAGTGGGAGGCAAAGTAAATGCTTGCCCCATATTTAATCCGCTTATCCCGTCAGTTGTAAAATTTACTGACAAAGGAATCATGGCAGAGGCTCTAGTTGGAAAATCTTTATTTTTTACTTTAGCCATTTTTTCTATATAATAGTTAGTAGCTTGAGATACATTGTCTTGAGAAGGAGTATCACTACTATAATAATCTACTATTGTACTATTAAATTGAGACGCTGCTGTTATTAATGTGTCTAAATCTTTTGATGTATTACTACCTGATATTTCAGTTCTATTTGGAATATATCTATCTACATAAAAAGAATTTATGTATCCTACATTATCTCCATTTCTTGATAATGTAGATTTTGAATCTACAGTTGAATTAGCAGATATAGCAATTAAATTAGATAATTTAGTACTAACATCAGTTTTGATTTCTAAAGATTTTGCAATAGTATTTTTACCAAATAAAGGTAAAGTTAAACTTGCTGCTGCATTGCTTTGGGGCTTAGGAGATATAGTTTCTTCTTTAGGTGGTGGCACTAATTGATCATCTACAATTTGATAAGTATTTGCAGTATCGTTAAAACTCAATCTAAAAATATTAAAGTTTCCTGTGTACTTATTTATATCGTCTAATATAGTATCTAAAAATGGTTTTAAGTAAACATTATTAGTTTCATCTTTAGTGCTAAATTCTTTTACTAAATTTGTAATATAATCTATATTTAAAAGAATATTCATAATCTTTCCTCTATATGCTGATGAATTAGTTGCGGAAAGATTTCTTTCATATCTAAAAGGTAGAATAAATCCTGATATTGTATCATCTCCTGATACGGATTTAAATATAGGTTGTGGTTGTTTATTATCTTTTGTTGGTTTTATATAAAGTTTATCTTGTATTACTTTTTCATCAAATAATTCTAAATAATCTTGAGCATCGCCTTCAGCAGCTATTAATACTTTCCAAGGATTAGTAGATAATTGTTTTTTATTTGAAAGACAAAAGTTATGATTTGGATTAAAATCTACATAAACTAATGGTCTTTGATCCGAAAAATCTTTTTTAGAATCATATATAGAACACGAGTGATTTAATAACATCAATAATAATCCAAAAGGTATATAAACAGGATGGTTTGTCTGTGTTCCTTTAATTATTTCTTGACTCATTTTATAAGGCACTACATATGCTCTTAATACATCTTTATAAAATACAGGTTGTAATAAATTTAAATCTTCTGTAGTAGATATTTTATTTTTCATTATTGCACAAGCAAATCCATAAATTGCTTGTACTATTAATCTATCTTGCGTGCTTGGATTTTCATTTGCTAAATAGTTTTGTAAAGCTTTATTTAAAATACTATTTGCTTCTGTTAATTTTTTTTCATCAGCTAATTCTTTAATAATCTCAGAAAATATACCGTTACTAAATATTTGTTGTAAAAATCCTAAATTTTGAGCTTCAAATAATTTAAGTTCGTATGTATTATTAACATCAAGACTAATAGCATTTTTTCCTATTGCACTATTTAATGTTTTTAATTGTATACTTTTTAAAGCAAGCTCTAAAAAAGATTGTGATGCTATAGCTTGACTTATTTGTTCAGCAGTTAATGATGGATCAGTAAGTGGCGGTTGAGGTTGTGTTGGTGTTTTATT